GGTTCAAACCTTCGTTCAGACAAATATAACGTTGTTTCTAGCACCACTGGAACTGGCACTGTGACAGTGTCTGCCGACTCTAAAAACATCCGTCGCGTCTACGTTCAGAGCGGTGTTGATGGCAGCATTCTTGGCGAAGTAGCTGCACCCAAAATTTCTACTCGGGACGACGTTTCGTTTACTTTCAGCGTGGCCGCTTCAGTCGCTAATTACCTCTACGTAGAGAAGACTGATCGCTCTCCGTGTGTGTATCGAGTCACTTACACCGCAGCGTAAGCACACTTAATAAAATAAAGGTCATCAGGAGATTTTCTGATGGCCTCTTTATCCAAAAACGAGTGTGAAATAGCGGTTAAAGTGGTTCAGGCTCTGGAAGAGTCTGAAAAGACAGCTTCGTCCTACTATCTCTCAATGAAAGAGAAGTTGAAGGACTGTGAGAAGCAGTGTCTAATTTCGCCACAAATTTCGAGCTTTAATGATGACGAGATTGAGCGAGAAGGGTCTGAACCTGATCAAGCGGTTTGAAGGACTTCGCTTAAAAAGTTATAAGTGCGCTGCAAATGTTGACACCGTGGGTTACGGACATACTGGACCCGAAGTAGTTCCGGGGATGACTATCTCTGAGGAACAAGCAGAGAAGTACCTTAAAGAGGATTTAGAACGGTTCGAGCAGTGTGTCAGCAGCTTTGTAAAGCTGAAGATTAACCAGAATGAGTATGACGCACTTGTTTCTTTTTCGTTCAACGTTGGAACAAATGCTTTTGTAAATTCGACGCTTCTTAAAAAACTAAACGCTGGTAATGAAAAATCAGATGTTGCTTCAGAGTTTCTTCGTTGGGTTAAAGCAGACGGAAAAACTATTCCTGGCTTAGTGCGAAGGCGTGAAGAAGAGAAGAAAGTATTTTTGACCGAGCCACTGCATCCGATGTTGGGTCGTTCGATTTACGCCAAGCAAGATACATGGCTTAAGCGTCTACCTGTTGATTCATCGCTCCTCGAAGCAGATAAGAAACTCTTTGTCCCTAAAGGTTCCGCGTGGGAGTGGGATGAGATTCGAATGTATTCAGGGCGAAAGCATCATCGAGTTTTACTCCGAGATAAAGCCTCAGAGGAGTGGTGGTTCTGGCCTGATCATTGGAAGATCATCAATGACATTGATGAAAGCAGTGATGTCAAAACGTCAGAAATAAAGCTGAACGTACCTTATTACTCCCAGCTCGATAATTACAGAGACGCCCAACGCAGTTGTTTTTCGAGTAGCTGCGCGATGCTTCTGAGTGGTATTCATCCTGATGCCATTCACAATGACGACGAGTATCTTGCTGAAGTTTTTGAGCTTGGTGATACTACAGAAGCCTGGGTGCAGATCGCTGCTCTTTCACACTTCGGAGTAGAAGCTAAGTTTGTTCAAAACGCTAGCTGGGGAACCTTAGAAACCAAGCTCGCTGAGGGTGCTCCGGTTCCTATGGGAATCCTCCACAAAGGACCTAAAGAGTCTCCCTCAGGAGGAGGTCATTGGATTTGTTGTGTGGGCATCACCGCTGATAGAAAGCAGCTTTGGGTGCACGATCCTTATGGAACACTTGACCTGGATGAAGGCACTTATGTATCTGAAGACGGTGAGTATTTGCTTTATCCCAAAGAAAAGCTTGAGCCTCGATGGCTTGTCGAAGGAGACTCTTCTGGTTGGTGTGTCCTAGCTCTCTGACTGCTAATCTGCTCTGGTGAAAGAGATTCTCATGTCTGACTTCAGCTATCAAGAAGTTCTCAAAAATTGGGACAACAACGCTGAAAACTCTAAAGCGCTTTTCATGAATGCTCTTTATGAGTATTACGGTAAGACTGATGGTCTTTTCACAGGTTTGTACCAGCGTTTTCAGAAAGAGCTTGTTGAAGCTGTAAGGGATGAAGTCACTCTCGAAGCCAACGGGACCGCTCGTATAGCAACTGCTGCTGATATTAAAAAAGTTTTTTCTGTCTTAGCTAGCCTGTAATAAACAGGAAGTCGCTGTGGCGTACAAGAGAGATTACAAAAAAGAATATGATCAGCAATCAGAGAAGCAAAAGAAACGACGTGCAGCTAGGAAACGTGCTCGACGTTTCATGGAGCGAGAAGGAAGAGTAAAAAAGAACGATGGTAAAGAAGTAGATCATAAAGATCACAACCCTGAAAACAACTCACCTTCAAATCTTCGAGTGGTGAGTAAAAAAACAAACCGCGAAAGACAACCTAAACGGAGTTAGACTGGCTTCATGGAACAACAAAACTTTCTACAGCGCCCCGGTGGCCTCGGCCCGATGCCTGGTCTGAAGCCTCTCGGCATGCCTATGGCAAACCCCGCTGCTTATTTGAACGACACGACAAGCATTCGTGTAAGGCAGCAAGCCGCTATGGATGATGTTGCGAGGGTTTTGTCTCAATACAACGTTGATCACGGGGAATATCTTCGCGGACCTGTTTCGCCTGCCGAATACGGTATTGGCAACATGACTCCTTCTGCACAGCAGACAGGACCTGCTGGTTATAACCACCGTGAAATGCCTTTGCCTAATAGGGCTACTGATATGCCGAAAGAGCAATATGTGATCGACGAGACTAATCGTCGCGACCCTGCTTTTCAACAGAAAGTCAGCCAACTAACTGCTCTTCCTCAGCAAAATTTTTATAACGTACAAACTCCTGAGTCCTCCATGCCTATGTTGGACTATAGAACGACTGGTGATATTACATTCCAACAACAAGTAATTTCAGACAGGAAATGAGAAGTGAGCAGATGCAACCGACCCGATTAGCGGGTATGGCTTTGGGTATGAAACCTGCTGATCTTGCACGAGCAGTAAGTAATCCTTCAGAAATCACTGCACGACTGCGTTATCAGCAGACTTTCCCAAGGAGTTGAGGTAGCTTGGTCCGAGACTTACATCGGATATGAAAGCTGACCCCTTCTTCAAAGTAAAGGTTTTAGATAAAACTTCGACCCCTCAGTCGCTGGTGTGGCAGGCCATGCACCAGGATTACAGTGAAAAATATATTTTTGACGAAAAGCCATTGCCTCACTCAGAGGCAGGTGACATGGTTGTTAAGCACCTTTTGAAGGGCGGTAGAGGTCATTATGGTCCCTTAGAGCACCCAAGTATTACATTTGCTGTAGGTTTCTTCCCACACTCAGTAATTCAACAAGCAAGAACTCATCGAATCGGAACGTCGTGGGATGTTCAATCGATGCGTTACACCGGTAAGAGAGTTGCAAACTATGCGACTGATGGCGGTGACATTGAGTCGATCTTTTATCTAAGGCCGGTTGGAGAGTATTCCAATCGACAAGGTAAAAAGTATGACTATACGGATCACATGCGTAAGTGTGATCTAATAGCTTGCATGAACGCAGCTCGAAGGTATGCAGAAGCTATGGAGCAGGGTGTTTCAGAAGAGCATGCCCGTGGAGTTTTACCTTTCGATTATCGCCAGCACTTCGTTGTCACGTTCAACATGCGGTCACTTATGCACTTTCTAGATCTTCGAGCCAAGGCAGACGCTCAGGCAGAGATTGGTCAGATGTGTCAGCTGATGCTTCCTCATTTCGAGGATTGGGCTCCGGAAGTCTGTGAGTGGTATGTGAAGAATCGTTGGGGTAAAGCTCGTCTCGCTCCTTGAGGTCTTGACTAAAAAGTGAAAATATAGTCCAAAATAAATAGGTAGCAGTTATCGGCAGATGTCTATAACTAAAGCCTTTAAGGTCTGTCCTGAAAAGTTTGGAGAGGCATGGCTCTCATGCCTTCTCACTATGGTTCAAGGTGATATTTCAGCTCTAACGCTGAAGCATGCCTTCATCGCAAGTAAGACAGGCTTTTTGACGGCTCTTGCTTTCTTCGTAGGAAGCTTTGTCTTTAAAAGGAATAGCGTTTTTAAAGACGTTCTTCTTACAGGAGTATTCACTGCTATCGCAGATATCAACGTCCACCCGACACACTTCGGAGCCTGGTGGACAGAAGCTGTGGTTACAGGTGTGGGAGCTAGTTTTCTTGCTCTAGCTCTTCATCTAATTGTGACTCGTCAACAACCTCGATAACTTCATCGTTTTCTTCGACCTCTTCGATTAGATAATGGGTCGTTTCTTCTTCAATAAATCCAATCAGGTTCTGAAGAGCTTGATCAAGAAGCTCCTGTTCTTCTTCTGTAAGCTTTTCTTCGGGCTCAGGATTAGGCGTCGTCACAGCTAATGTCGAAGCTTTCTAAGGACTTTTTGAGGATGGTTTGACGAAGATACTTAACTTTTTCGTCAACAAGATGCATGCTGCTTACGTAGCATTCTGCATATAACCCATCTTCTTCAATAGCTACTCGGTACATCGTACCGTCGTCAACCATTTCGATGATGGGTTCTGATTGACTCATTGATTATTCCAGAAATCCTCGTTTTTAACTGGTTGAACTGTCTGCTTAGGTGCCGTTACTTGAGCAAGCTGAGCGGCTCTGAGAGCCATTTTGTGCTGTTCGAGTTGCTGGGTAAGCGCAGCTGTTTGTTGAGTAGCCCAGTTCTGAGCGTTAGAGGAAAGCTCTTCTAGAACATTAGCTGTATGGGGGAAATTAAAAGTAGCTCCAACTCCATGATTGTTATTAACTTTTGTAGCGCCGGTTGATTCTGCTAAGGCATCTAAAAAACTATAAGCCTGTTCAATACTGACGTTGGCGACGAAAGAAAGCTCGACAGGATCGATCAAACCACGATTGCGCTCATAAAGAGCACTAAAAGCACCACTGACCCTGTTAGCAGTATTTTTTCTTTCAATGTATTTGTTATCTCTTCGCTCCGCGATGCTCAAGCCTGCAAGCGCTCCCCCTATAAAAGTGAGAGGAGCGCCTACAAACTGAGGAGCTGTTACCGCTGTGGCTACAGCAGCTGCGCCGCCAGCGAGAACGGTGAGAGGGAACAATTTAAGAGATGCCATCGTGCTTTAAAAAATTGGCTTCCCATTTAGAGAAGTCTGGATCTTGTGCAAACTCGACAGGATTAGGCAGTCGAGTGTCACCATAAGAGGCGCGATCGGATGATAAATCATATGGTTTGAGGCGTAAACCCTGGATAGCTGCCAATCCCTGTTTCATCGTGGCCTTACAATGAGGCAGCTTAAGGATGTTGCAAAGCGTCTCAAGCGTTCTCTCTACAAAACGAGGTTTCGCAGCGGGTTTATATCCACAGGATTTACAGAAGTTTGCGTAGCTTGCATAAAGTTCAGAGTATGAGTTTTTTACATGCATACCTTTCTCTGACTCTTCAGTGCTAGGTCGAGCCGCACCACGACCAACCACCGTGGAGGAGTTTGGAGCATAGAGACAGCACTCTGCCATCCAAGCAACGAATTGGTTGTTGAATACAAGGGCTTCTATGTTCGTCTGAGCCAGAGAAGGAGCGTGTTTGACGGGATTGGCGAGAACGTCACGCATATCGTCAAAGCTCATCGAGAGAGCCCAGGCGACGATGCCTGGCAGCTCGTCTACAAACTCACCTTCAAGGCGATCTCCGTAGACGCTCAGAAGCTCTTTGCGTTGGCTAGGAGGAACGACCTTATCCATCACGATCGTCAAACGACGACGCTCTAGACCACTCGTAGAGTCGTTCGAACTGATGTGTTCATTACTTGCGATACAAACAAGACACTCAGGTTTGAAAGAGATAATTTCTTTGCCGTACTTCCTTTCTGCGCGAAGGGTGTCAGAAGCCGAAGTTAGCTTCTTAAGAACGTCCATCCGCTTGTTGTAGTTCGATTCATCCGTCAGAAGGAGAAGCCTCTTGCCAATGAGGTTGTAGCTCTCGAACTTGTTTGTCTCGATAATTTCGAGGCTTGACGTGTGGGTGCTGTTGAAACCAGCAAGCGCGATCATCAACTGCTGCATGGTGGATTTACCAGTTCCACCAGGACCAACAAGGTGAAGGAAACGTTCGCCAGAGGTATAGCCAGTAAGGAGCGCCCGTGAAAAAGCTTGGATTAAGCGAGCTTGCCCAGGACGAAGAGAGTCGTCCATCCACTGAAGGAACTTAGGGCATTTGCCTGTCTCATCCCAGTCGTACATAAGGCGACTCCGGAAATACAACTCCTTGTTGTGACCGGGAGTGAACTCAAAAGTCTCACTGTTAAGAGCACCGTTCTTAAAAGGAATGTATTTAGTTCCCTTTTTAAAGATGCTCGTTCGTCCTCCATCCAAAGACTTGAGCATCTTTGCCTGAAGCATCGCGTAGACGCTATTCACCGTTGACGACTGATATTTAGGGATCAGGCCAGCAGTAACGAAGGTGTCTAAAGCATTAACTACACGACGTTTGACGTGCATCTCATCCTGCACATACCAAAGACCAGCGTCTTCGTCGTATGTGTAGAAGTTGTCGTGCTGGCTGTCGTAGAGATAGTTATCACCCTGGTTCGTGGTGATGATTTCAGCTACATCGTTTTCTGCAAAAGCACGTTGTTGTTGCTGACCATTTTGCATGGTCACAAGCTGAGAAGGAGTCTTAGGAGTGCTCACTTCTTCCTCCGATGTTGTTGTTGATGTTGGTGTTGTTGTTTCTTCCAACGACTCCGCAGAGAAGTCATTGAAATTCAAAATGGAATTAATGGGTTTAGCTCTGGTTTGTTTGACCTGAGCTTTCGTCTCTTCGTCAGCTACTGCATTGAACGTGTTCAGATCAATAGCTTTGAGACGCTTCCAAGCAGCGATTTCATCGTGCTCGGACGCCATGATGATGGCGGGTTTGATCGTCTCTACATCTCGAATGCTTTCGACGATCCGTGTGAACTTGCCATCGACCTCCGCTGGGTAGTCATACACAGCATAGAACGCACGGTGTGCAACCGTCAAGGGTGAGACGTTGGATGAGATCCCTTTAGATTTAAGCCAGTTGACCCACCCGAGTATTTCTTTAACTACCTGAGCGATAGATGACGATCGATCCTCGACAGGCTGTCCGTTGATAATCCCGCTAACAGAGCGAGACAGGAGCTTCAAAAAGTCAACCCCGTCGTCGTGGACATGGATGTCATCAAGAGCCTGAGTTACATCACGGTCAGAACCTGCTGCTTGCTTTGGGGTAGAGGCAAAGACTTTGATCGCTTCGTCAATTTTGTCCGCTGGAATGAAGCGATTTAAGTTGATAGCAAGGATTCCGTTGGTGTCCTTAGCGCCGTAAAAGAGGTTAGGGACCTGCGTGGCTCGTATATCGGAGCCAGGAATGTCCTTAGATATCGCACGAGTAAACCATTGATAAAATTCACCATCAATGATTGGTTTTTCGAGTCCAAAAACAAGACGGAATCGAGGCCACTCTTCAGTATGTGAAGGTGAAAGATAAGCGAGAGAAAGATATTTCTTACATACTTCTAATTCTTTAGCTTGCTCCCAAGTAAGTTCTTGCTTTTGAATTTTATTACCGTCTTTATCTTTACCGTCTGCTTGGTTATCAATATCAATGATGATTAATCCTGCATGGATCAATCCTGTGTCGTCTTTGACGCGCTTGCCGTTGACCAGATGCAACGCACACAAGCCCTTCTTTTGAGCGACTTCGAGGGCAATGTCGCCCGCATCGATCTCGTGTGGATCCCAACCTGAGTTAAATGCAGCGAAGTTACCACCCGCAGCAATCTTGCCAGTGACCGCATCTAGCGCACTGACTACTTTGCTGTTGATGGAACAAATGAACTGCATGGGGTGTCCTGTAGTGACAGCATTCTGCCTCAGCTTGGAGCTTTTGACAGTATTTCGACTGGAAGCTTTGCTTAACCGTCAGGTCAAGAACCTTTATTAGGACGCACCTCAGTGAAGAATTTCTCTACGAGTTGCAGCCAAGCTTCTTCGTCCTTCTCGACTTCGCTTTCGCCAAAGGTAAAAACTTGTGTTTGATACTCTTCGATAGGGGTACTTACAATAATCTGTGTTTTACTGATTTTAATTCCTAGACATGCTTCAGCTGCAAGTTTGTATGCAGCGAGCTGGAGTCTGGTCTTCTTGACCTTGAAGACACCTGAGATCAGCGCTTTCTTTGTTTTCTCGTCTATATCTAATTTCTTGTTGGGGAACCTTGCACTGTAAGGACCGGCGCTAGTTTTGAAGTCGGCAAGAATAATCTCTGCATTGCTGTCCATATAGATAAGGTCACAGCAACCTGCGTACCCAAAACCAGTGTCAGGATCGTAGTGAAAGATCCTTCCGACACCGTCGTCACCCACGTACTTAGACCATTTTGGTTGGTTGTACGGACGTTCAGACCAAAGCACTCGACCCCCGTCGAGGATTTCATCCACACGTTCTGGTACGCCTTTCCAAAAAGGAGCGTAAGCATCGGGAGGTATTACACGTAATCCTCGTATGTGATTCTCTGTCGCCTCGTGGATCCAGGTTCCTCTTTCTGCCGCAGCATCTGCTGCACCAGGATTCATGATGTTCCAGTGAGCTAACTTCTGCTGAGTCTTAGCTGACTGGGTAGCACTCAGAATCGATGTGACCGAAGGAAGGTAATCAGGAATTCCAGGACATTTGTAGTGCCTGAGTCCGCCAATAGTCTTTCTGGTATCCACAACTAACTCTTCTATTAAAATGATTCTAAAGAACTTCCTTCGCCGTTACTGTCTTCACTAGAAGTATCTTCTACAAAGAATTCACTTTTCTGATATTCGTATTCTTTGTTGCGTTGATCTAGTTCACTCAACAAGCAAAGTGAAGCGGAGTAAGAATCTGAAACGATCTCCGCAACAGTATCGGCTTCTCGTGGTTGACCACTGTGGTCGATACATTCTTGCAGAAGCTGATTGCTGATCAGAAGTGCAGCAATTACATCTAACTTTTTATTTGTTTCTTGTTGTGCCTGAAGGTATTCAGTCAGAAGAAGTTGTAGACGGCCTTTCACAGGTTTGCAAATACATTCGGTCGCTGCCAGTTTACATCGAATTCAATTTTTGACTTTTTGTCGGGGTTGTTCTTGCTGAACACATACCATGCAGAAGTCACTGAATCTTTTGATTTATTCTGATCAGCACGGAATTCGGGGCGAGGATTTAAAACAAGCAGATTTGACAAAGGTTTCTCGGTAAGAAACTTAACGCGATTGCGCGTGGGCTCAAGAAACGTGATTCGATCGAGAATCATAAGACCCTCAGCTGCGAATTCATAGCCCGGTTTTATTACATAGTCGAGTCTCTGGGTTGATTCGATTCCTTGAGTAATTGCGACAGTCCAGTCAAAAAGTCCTTCGTGGTATTTCCACCACATAGGGTCCATATAGTCTTCTTGATCACTAGGTGTAATGAATTCTGTTACACCGCTCTCTTTTATTTGTTCCTCAAGACGTCCTTCATAATCTAAAGGAAGTAACACCCGACCCTTACAGAGGTCACGAGACGCAATAGGATTGAAAATGAAATCTGGGACTTGATAAAAACTCATGGAATCCGAAGCTCTTCTTACTCGTCTACGTAAGTTTATGACCATAGAGCAAGAGTTCTATCATAAAAAATTTATGATGAAAGCAAAAATGATCGACGACATTGACGAGCTTCGTGAGATTTTAGATCTTTTACATTCAAATTTTCTTGTTCGAAAAAATCTTTTTGAGGCTTTAGCTCGACGTGTGGCAGAAGACGGCTACCAACTTCCAGAACTATCTGAACTTATCGAAAAAAAGTAGACAAAAAAAAGAGGGGTGCCTTGGCTCACCCCTCGTATACATTGAATGCTAGGTTTCAGACTTCGAGTCCGGCAGCTTTTAAAGCATTCTTTTGTTCTTCTGTCAGCTCCTTCGGTTTTTCCGATTTTGGTGAAGGCGGTTCTGACTTGGGGTCACCAGCACCTGAAGGCAGACTAGCGAGCCCCACAGTCTTGTCGCTTTCAAGGATCGGATGCGCTTCGTCAAAAGCTCCTTTGATTTCCGAGTGATCTGTTCCAAGAGGTAACTCGACCAAATTCGCACCGGAGATATGAGAACGAAGTGCAGCCGATACCAAGTCAGCTCCTTCATCTCCGAGCCATTTTCCAATATCTTCGATAAGAGATTTCTCTTCTTCACCTACAGCCGGTCGGTCTGAAAACTCTAATACGTTGTAGTTCACCTTACCAGTATCAGCCCCAGAGACTGGGTCTTTCTGAGTGAAACTACGTTGCACAAACTTTGTCGCAGTCACCACTTCGGCAACGTTGATTCGGTTGTTGTAGAGCGTTTGGAAGTAGGAGATAAAAGATTTTTGACTGCTCTTACCCGAAAGGATAGATGTTGATACACATCGAGGAGGAAGCAAACGGTGGCTAGGAGACACACCAACATAAGCAATCCGAATGAACTCCTCGTGGGAGCGCATTCCGAGATTTCCGTAATAGGGAGTAAACCCGAGGAGCACGAACTCAATGGGGATGCCGTTGTCATTCGAGTCCGTAATCGCGGAATCCGGATCGTTATCTGACTTCCACCGACGCTGTTGAAGATCGATTCGGAGCGTGTGAGGCGGGACTTGACAAAGAATTTCATCAGCCGCGAATTTTCCAGCGATAAATACCATGACAGAGAATCAGAGAGAGAAATTAATGGAACCGATAGCCGCACGAGATACTTGACCCTTTTCGGGATCAGCAGCCTTGTTGGGTGCGGGCTTTGAAGACTTGGGAAGGTAGAGAATCTGGTCTACGGAGTAGTTGAGATACTTCTTTGTGTCTTTTTCGCTAGTGCTTACGCTTCCGACAGCGATTGTTGGTGTGCCGTTAGGCAGCTCAGAAAGCTGTTTTGAGTGCTCGTTCCAGGCAGTCAGCTTGAACCAGTTGGTTTCTTTATCGTCTGGTGTTTGCCATGCGATAGAGCGATTCGTCACTGTAGAATCACCAACTTCACTCTCTTCCTGCTTGGGACCAAGACCTCCACAAGCCATAAAGGTGTTGATTGCAAGGATGTCTGAGAAATTCTCTTTAGCCACAATCAACATGGCTTGCATCTTCAGCACACCATCGGGCGTGGGCTTGGTTGGCCCGAGCGCCAGGACTTCATCGCCCTCGTTGAGTTTTTTTAGAAGTTTCCCAACGTAGTGATCTTCGTTTTGAATGATCTGAATTTTAGTGGGAACCCTTTTATTCGAGTTGGGAAGACACTCGGCAATCAAGTTGACTTTTTTGTCTTCGACGACTGCAGAGTCAGTGACCCTGATCCCCATCAGGAAAACGTTCATTTTTGAAAGTCCGGTAAATCGTTGAACGGTGTACGTTGAGAGCCTTAGCGATCTGCGAGACGCTGACGCCTTGGCTCCGAAATGCTAATGCGATTTTCTGATCTCCGCCACTTAATTTAGAATTCTTTCCTGTTAAATAATGATTATGGTATGGGTTAATACACCTTGTGTTACAGCATGTATTTTTTACTGTATTGTCTTGACAGATGTCTAGATAACCTAGTATCAACGGACGTAAATAAAACCGTTTAGAGAAGGCATACACGGATGGTGTTCCGTTGGTATACGAGCCGTCCCACTCAAAGCACTCTTTGTAATCAAAATCATCATAGGCAAGCCTGTTATACAGATTGCTCAGATGATTATCTCGGGTCTTTCCATAGTCAATCTCAATCCGATCAGCTCCAAGACTCCTTGAGATATCAAGAGCCTGAGCTTGCGCGTGGTTTATATCGTTTGCTGTAACTGCGAGGGTCAGTCGCTTAGACCCTTTTTCAAGAAACAGTGAGTAGTCAATAGACGTCATTCGGCTGGAAACCAGCAAGCTCTTCGATTCTGAGCTGGTCTTCCTTGTCTATAGCAAAAACGGGGTAAATCTTGAAACACTCAAGAAATACCCCGATGATTTTCTGGATGCGACGAGTCATGACTAGACCACAGTCTTTCTCCAGCTTAGTGCTATTGCGTGATTAGATCTTAACCAAGCAATGCTTGAGCTGCAGGCCCCAGCGTTGTTCCTTGAGCTTGAGCACGTTGTGCAGCTTCGCGTGGAGAAATACCCATGGCTGCTGCTGCGCGTTGGATGCCAGCAGCTCCGATTGAACCACTTTGCTTTTGGTAGCCTCCTTTGGCTCCAACTTTACCCACTTGTTCGACTGAGCCTTGGTAGCCGCCACTGGGACCCCGTGAACGACCGCCACCTCCGCCGCCTCCAGTTTGCGATTGGCGAAGTGCAGCTAATTCAGGAGAGAGTTGAGCAGCTTTTTCACCGACCTTAAGACCATAAGCTTTAGCGTAAGCTTCGATGTCTGCAAGCGCGGCACCTCCTTGAAGCGCTGCATTCACCGCAGCAGCTCCAATGCCACCACGAGTTTTTGTGAGTTCACGCCAGTTTTGAGCCGTGGCCTTAACTTGATCAGCTTTTCCGCTTGCAATTTTTGCAAGATCGCTTTGATAAGAGTCGCTCAAACCTAATGCCATACGAACATCTTCTCCCACGTTAAGACCGCTTCCACCGAATGCAGCAGGGTTACTTGTCAAAAAGTCTTTGATATCTTCGTTTGTATATCCTTGTGCAAGAGCTGCCTGATAATCGGCTGTACCGAAACCACCAAGTTTTTTGTTATCTCTCCAGGTGTAAGGAGATTTTTCTTCTACTACCGGCGGCATAGGCATCGCAAAACCGCCGGTTACTGTGTTCGTAAATTGTGGCTTATTCTCATTGGTGATATTGATATCAGGCATTTGACTTCCACTACCTTGACTAAATTGACCAGGCTTCAAGGTAAGTTCTGTAAGAATCGGGTCTGCCTGTTGCGGTTTCATTGTCAATGCTCTTCCCCTACCCCGCTCAACGACCGCTCTCCGTAACTCAGGAGAAAAATCGTTGACCATATCCATGTTCAAAGTTTCGTCGTCCTTGAATAATCCCTCAAGGTCAAGACCCAGACGACGGCCTGCTCTTCGAAAATTACTACCAAGAGTCATTTTTTTTGGGATTATTTGGACTCAATAGATATACTTTACCCTGTTTTCAGTCAAGGTGAACCCAGAAGCGTGAAATATTGAATCCAGGACCAACAACTCCTTTTAAAACTCTTGCAGTCCGCATAGCGTCTTCGTGAGTTTTAAAACGTTTTGCCTTTTCTTTGTCCTTGGTCATAGACACCAACTGCCTTTTTTCTTGATTTAGACAATCGCGCACGAATTCTTCACCTCTGGTGACGATCCAAACTTCTTGGAAACTCAGAAGAGGCAAGGCTGTTACCTCGTCAACTGTATAAAGCCTGCCTGTTAACTTTACAGACTTCTTAGTCTTTGTCTTTGTCTTCTTTTGTTTCTTAATCACCGTGGTTACGGCTTTACCAGAAGCAGCAAAGCTCATTTCCTTTTTGAGTTTGCGAGCAGCATTAGCTGCTGCAAGAGGTTTCTCGTAGAACTCGGTTGTCATCGTTAAAGAATTGTCAGTTTGAAAGCACCCGACATAGTGACCATCCACTTTTGCAGTGAACACATCCTTATCGGTCTTAGGGAATTCAACGGTGAAAGTCATTTCTCAGCCCACGAATCAGCGACACCAGCATCACACTTTACTGGTACTTCGGTAAGTACGGATTCCGCTGCTCCACGCATTTCAGATTCCAGAACAGATTGATAATGTTCAGCTTTAGCATCGATAGCTTCGAAGACAAGTTCGTCGTGAACCGTAGCGATCGGTCTGAATTCATCTGATACGTGATCACCTAATCTCGCGATTGCGAGTTTGAGGATATCAGCGCCAGCTCCTTGGATAAGAGTGTTAGCACAAGCAGTCATAGTTGCGTCGTCGTAACTAAGAAGCCTCCTCCTACCAATGGGTGTCCTTACATAAACCCATCCGTCTTTGACCATGGCATTACGTTCTCTGTGCCACTCTTTGAGACGGGGATATGCCCTGTGAAAACCTTTATGAGCAGCCCTAGCCTCACCTAATGTAATAATATTACCTGATTGTGCGCTATATGTTTTATATTTTTTAAAACCCATCCCGTAAAGCAGTGCAAAGTTGAGGGTTTTACCCATCTGCCTTTGGTTTTTCTGTACGTCTTCGATATCGATGTGGTAGATGAGGCTCGCAGTCAGAGAGTGGAGATCTTGACCGTTTTTGAAAGCTTCGATCATCTGGGATATTCCGATCAACTCTGCTCCCAGGCGTAACTCAATCTGAGAATAATCTGCGATAACGAATTTATAACCCTCTGTGGGCACAAAACACTCCCTAAATTCTCTATCTCTGGGTACTTGCTGGATGTTTATTCCCCAGACCTCTTTCTTTTTATTCCCAGTGACTCTTTTGGAACCTGAACTTGTAAACCGTCCACTGTTAGCTCCGTAAGAGTTATACCCACTGTGCATCCTTTGAGATACAGGGTTGATGTTGTCGATGATTTTTTCGACGTGAGCTAAAGCTGTTTCAAGCTTCGTTCTTTTCCTTAGTAAATTAAGTGTTTCGTCGTCACTATCGAATTCTGCGAGCGCTATCTGCGACAGTGTCTGTTTTCCTGTTCTATCATCAACTGGTAAAGAAGTGCCGATTTGATTGAAGTACCGGATGCACTGAATATTTGATCCAGGATTAAATTCCTTTTTTGCATTTTTTCCGATGGCGATAGCCCCATCCACTCGTCGTGGCAACTTATGCTCATCTTTTAAACGCCGGTCAAGAGACTCACAGAATAATCTAGTAGCCGTGTCAAGCTCTTGCTGTTTCCTTACTCTTAAAGCTTTCACTTTACTGACATCTACATTGAAGCCATAGTGACACATTAAAGCTACTGGCCGGATAACTTTGCTTTCGAGAGTGTAGACGTCGAGGAGGTTTTCGCTCGCTAGTTCTTTTAGTTGTATATCCGCAATCTGAGGAAGAATATCAACGTCTTTCGCAGCGTAAAGAACTTGTTCAGGGTCGAGATCTTCTTTGCTCCAGTCTGAGACTTGTTGCTCTTTCGAAAGCTCCAGATCTAATCGTCGGCTTGCAACTGCTTTAAGTGAGCAACTGACGTCACCGAAATAAACTTTCTCTGCCTTAGGGCTTATTTTCTTTTCTTTGTGACCTGCGACGAGACACCTCTCAGCAATGAAAGTGTCGAAAATATTTTTTTTAAAATCAATACCAAGTTTGAGAAAAAACTGTAGATCAAAGTTCGCGTTGTGCATTAACAGCATCGATCGCGACTCGATAAGTTCTTTTAGTCCAGCCGTATCCTTGCACTTGAAGAAATCTATAACGTATACAGTTCTGTCTTCTTCCTCTTTCTTAGTGGAACAGAGTTGAAGAAGCCTTGGTTCACTAACCCTCGCATCGAGCCCCGTGGTTTCGAAGTCAGCGCAAAGCTTGCTGATTGTCCAAAGCTCTGCGAAAGCTTCTTCAAGCTGACGGCGAGTCTCGATGTAACGAACGTTCATAGCATTAAAAAAGGACCGCTTCAGTTGCGGTCCCTTGAGTTTAGCGTCGGTTTTCAATAAGACTTTTGTTTCCAGTAATTAGTCACAAACGCCTTAGCGTCTCCCCACGTATCCACCAGAACCTCTCCTCGCTCTGTCAGGTTCAAGCGGTAAACGGTGCGACGAAGGCACGCTTGGCTCCCTTCGAGAGTTTTGAACTCAGAACCCATTGAGATTTCTTCCTTACCTTCAAGGAACCCACTCTCAATAAGAAGAATTGAACCTAGCCGAAGAGAGTTGTAAAAAGGACTCGTGTGGAAAACAACCTTTCCCTTTTCTGGTTTTTGAACGTCTGGCGCGAGGGTTCCTGTGTCGGGACAAGCCTTGAAACCTTTGAAAACAGAACATGAAAGATTGATACCGTCCTTCCACATTTCATTAACCATCTCAGTTGCAATATCGCGAACAGTCATATTGTTTTTATGACTAAGCGCATACAGGATCGCAGCTGCTCCTGCCGTTGCACTGGTTTTTGTAGATGTAAATTTTTCAATACCTTCGTCGAGTGAAAGTTTTTTGACTTCCATCCTTGTGATGCGTTGGCGCGAACTCTGTGCTTTACGAGTTTTCGATGCCTTGTCTTTTTTATCCGATGTCTTTTTACCGAACGCGAGCTTAGCCGCTAACTGTGCGAGTTCAGGACGATTTTCTTTGATGCTTAGATCGAAAAGATGCTGAGAGCAAACCATGTCCTTTTTGATAAAAGGACGAAGCTCAACTTTGATTGATGAATCTTTTCCACCGGCAGCCAAAAGAGTTTCAGCTTCTGATTGTTGAAGGTCTACACCTTCAAGCTGGAATTTGACGATCATGTTGAAGTGATGATTCAGGTCAAATATAAAGAGCCTTGGCTTGGTGTCAACAAGTTGACAAGGCAATCAAATCTCTTTCAATCAAGGATGATATGTGCATCATGTCAAGCTGTGAGCACTGTATGCTTCTACGTAAATCCTTAAGCTTGTCAATTCCAAAATAACTTTGGATGTAAGTTCTTACCATGACAGTCCTCTCGGTAAAAGTAGCTGTCCCGTCAATAGAAACTATATTAAATACCTCATGTTTATCCAAATAAGTTATAACTTTATCGTCGCAACTTATGCTGGAGCTTTCATAATCGGTGTCTGAAATACAGAGGTAAATCCACGTAGCAAGACGACCTTTGTCTTCATCAGTGTCGTACTTTTCAATGACAGACCTAATGAAGTCGAGATCGTCTTTGAGTGTCATGACAGAGCAGCTTGGAGAAGATCAGCTGAATGATGATCAGCGTGGATATCTACGAGTTGAACCTCGTCACAGAAGCGAGCGAGACTCGAAGACTTCTTACCGATACAGAAAGCACGAACATCGATTGCGTTTTCGTTCTTGAAGTTGGTGAATGTTCGAACGATACGATCTTCGACTTCGCAATCACCATCGGTGATTATCAGCATATCTGCTTTGGTATCAAACTCTGCTCGTGAGTAAGCATGTTTTAGGACTTCGTTAAAGGAAGTTCCTCCTTGCGTGAACCATTGAAGAATGAAGTTGAAAAGATCAACACCGTTGGGAGACTTAGGGTCGAGAGTGATGCTCTGGTCGATGGTTGTATCGAAGAGGTGGATCTGCACCAGGCGATTGCCTTTGACGCATTCATCAGCAACCACGTGGGCAATAGCTTTTGACCAAAGTTCGCTCTCGCCTGCCATTGAACCAGAGATGTCCACGTAGATGACAACCGGTCCGCGATCGAGCTGTTTTGTATCTGCTTCGTAGTCTTTCGTGAGCAGAGTTTTCTGCGCATACTTCAGAGCAAATAGTGCTCTTCCTTCTGGTGTACCTGCCAGTGCAATCTCGGATGGGAAAGCTTTGGTGATTTGATCTGACATCTTTGCACCAACGATGTCGCTGTACGAAGAGCTGTGCTTCTTAGCTCTCTTTCTTGTTGTCCATGCTTTGCGCAACGCTCCTAATCGTTTTGCGAAAGCCATTAGTCTCTTGTTCTTTTTGAGACGTTTAGCAAGCTCTCGTTTCGCTTCGAGATCGTCAAGCTTCAGACCGACTCCTTTTTGGTCACCAGCAGCGAGAGACTGCATCGCCGATTCGATTTCCTGAGCCTTACGGTCTGCTTCCTGAATACTTTGATCGATGTCAGCTTTGTTCTCAGCGTGGGCGTTTTCGAGCACTGATTCGATTTGATCCCCCAGCTCTTTACCTTTCTGTTTAAGCTCTGCAGCCTTTTCAGTCTGCCCTGCCTTCATTGCTTCCATGAAAGCCTTGCGAGTCTCAGACAACTCTTCAGCCTTCTCAGCCATCGCCTGAGCTACGGCACTTGAAGTTTCAACCATCTCCTGCATTACATCACTAAGTTCGTTAATGATGCACACAGCGTTGTTGCCTGAGTTGAAGTGATCTCCTACGCATCTTCGAGCCATGTTTGTATAAACAGGACTCAGAGCCACATCGTTTAGTATTTTGTGCCAGAGAGCGTTCTCTGGTTTGTATCCCTTTGGTAGACCAGGGTTTTCGCCGTCCTGTTTTGCTCGAAAGTAAAGTTCAATCTCTTCTAAACCAACAACAGGATTGACTTCTCCTCCGCAGTAAAGGAACTCAAAGAGTTCAGAACCAAATCGACTTAGCTTGTCGATGTGAAAGTGATCAGCAAGATACTTGACTTGAGGACTCGTCTCTCGAACGAAGTTAGGCCACAAGAAATCCGTTAATGCTGTGATCTTTAGAACGAGGGGATCAGACTTTTTCAGTCTGAGAAAGTCACTTTGAATGTTCATCGGAGATAGGTAGAGATAGCTCGTGAAACTGTGTCGATGTGTGCGCTCAGCTCACTACATACTTTCGTAGCTTTCAATCGCATCGCAGGAGTGAATGACATTGTTTCTTCATCGATGGCGTGATTGGCGTTTTGACTCAAGATTTTGAGATCGTTAAGTGACCTCTTGAGTTTTTCAACGTAGTTACTCGCATCAGAAACATTGGTTTGCTGTCTCTCCTTCATCTGCTTGAACTCACGCATGATGCCGTTTGCTGCTTTTTGCAGATCACCAAAGTAAGTATCTGCTGTGGGCACACACTGATCAAGAACCTCTTTGATGATCGGGATGTCCTCAGATGTTTGATAAACAATATGAGGAAGTGTCGCGTGAAGGTAGTCGGGGTGCAACGTATCACCTCCTTTAACAACAGCCCAGCCACGCAAGAACTTCAGGATTTGAACCTTTCTACGATCGGAGACGGAGATGCCCCTGCTTTCGAGCATGTTCATACATTGACTGAATGTCTCAATAAAGTTTTGACTGACACTCACTTCCTTTGCTGACTGTTGAAGACTCTTAAGGTCTTCCATAGTCATGGTGTTGTTGACCTTAGGGCGTGTATCTTCTAGTGCCCAGGAATAAAGTTTGTTTTTGTTGGCACTGCCTTTCAGTCCTTCCACAGTGGGACGGAAGAGGAATCGGTCGCAGAATGCCTGAAGCGACTCCTCAGTGGGGAAGCTGTTGGTGGCTGCAACGATCGACTGAATGTCAGTGCTGATCAAGTCTTTGCCGTTGTTGAACGTGCGCTCATTCAACAGCTGCAGCAGTGAGTTGAGAACTGCAGAGCTGCCACGAAACAATTCATCCAAGAAAGCTACGTTGCTATCAGGCAAGTAACCATTGACATCGCGAGTGTATTCGTCTTCGAGCAGTTTGCTAACAGCGACTGGCCCGTAAAGTTCAGAGGGATCTGTTGTGGGCGAGAGAAGGTAACTGAAGAACTTCGAGTCAGTGAAACCCTGAGACACTGCACGTACTAGCTCAGACTTACCAGTGCCAGGAGCACCAAACAGGAAGCAATTCTGTTGAGTGACCAGTGAAGCCAAGACGCCATCGATGATGTCTTCGCGTTCAAGAAAACATTGATTCAGCTCACCACGGAAGGTCTGAAGTTGTTGAAAGAGTTGATCGTTCATTGTCCGATGAATTTGTAGAAAAGCTTGTGAATGATGCGCTTGATCTTACTTGGTCGCTTGTAAGGACCACGAAGGGAGTTGCTGTGCAATAGATATTTAAAATCCGCAGTCTTCCTCTGATGTGATCTCCTGCGTCTTAAGCTCTTCGATTGCCGCTTCAATGTTGACAACTGCCTCCAAGCGTTCACGAGCTTTGTTGTGGATTGCCTGAAGGTGCTTCGCACGGTGTTTATAAACACTCGTCTGCGTTTCGATTTCGTTTTCGATGTTCTCAAGATCCTGAAGTGATTCACAGTTTTCTAGGTTGATGAGTAGATCTTTGTATGTATTCGACATCGATAGCGACATTTGCAAAGCTTCGAAACCTTTGCTGGAGTCAGCTGCTTCAGTGATTGCCCGAGCCTCGTCCCTAATCTCTTGTCTGATTTCTGCGTATCGTTGGAATGCTTTGATGCGCACCGGACCTTTAGGCTCGTCGCGCATGGTTTCACCGCATTCAATCAATCGCTGAACGAGGTTTGAGATACCTTTCAGAGAAGGGTTGTGAGTAGAAGAAAGCGCAAGCTCAGTGCCGATGATCTGCCAAGAACCACGTTTCTTAGGGTTGTTGCTCAATACTCTGTCGCCCACCTTGTTGGCAGGACGTGCATCCAAGTCATCGAGAAGCTCAGCGATCTTGCCCATGCTTCGATCCATTGCACCAGACTGAGCAGCTTCGAGCACCTCTTGAGTGTTCAACGCTGCTGCGTTTTGGATAAAGTCCTTTGCTTCTTGTGGATCATCAATCCTCTCAAGTGATGCAGGGTAGGGACCAACCACATCCACACAGATAGGAGCTGCGAACTCCTTAGCTGTAGGAAACATTTTCAGGTAAGCTTCTCGCACCAAAGCCAGCTGATTCTTATCTGAGAACAAAGGTGAGAAGAAGTTGTCAACCATCGCGTTCCAACGCTCGTATTCCTCAGACCAAGAATCTTTGAGCTGAGCATTGAACTCGATTGCCTTGGCTTTGATCTCGTCGATTCGAGTCATCGCCTCGTCAAAGTGATCAGGGTGGATGAAGTGAACGTCACCGTGATGGATGGTGCAGCGATCGTAGAGATAACGCTGCATCAGACGAAGCTCATCTAAATGGCGCTTGAGTCCATTAGATAACTTAGGTCTAATGGACATAGCATTAGCTGACTTCAGAGTGTCGATGACATCATCTGGAAGCTTGTAATCTTCAAAAGCAATCTGAATGCTCTGGCGTACTGAAGCGGAAACAGAACAGTGCAGGATGAAAACTTCAGGCTGGCTCATTTGGTGATCCTCTTGTAAGCGGTTGTGATTTTGCTAGTAACGAAGTCGTGGTTCTTGAGCTTCAGCTTTTCAATCATTGCTTTCCGCTTGATCTTGAGCAGCTTAAGCTCCTTTTCCATCTTTTCGATTCGTGTATCAAGGATCTCAAGGCCGCTGCAGGGAACTGGCAGACGGTGGATCTTGACCATCACTAGAGCACCTAGATCCGGGAAACGAAAAGCGCTCTCTGGTCCTTGGAGCTGATCCATCTCGAACCCAGCTGACTCAGCCACCATCAGCTGACTGTTCAGGTTGTCGCGGCCTGCTTCAAAGCACTGACCAAACGATTCGTTTACTTGAAGAAGTGCGTCGTCGCACTCAAGCCACGAGGTAGCTGCGTGGCGGGCTTGCTTGATGAGATTGGGGAGTTTCATTTTGTTGTGATGTAATGTGATGTTGAGCACACAGTCAAATGTAACTTACAGCTCAGCTGCTGTCAACACAGTAACTTGAGATACATTTTGGTGATTTCATGGGGTAGCACAAGTGAGTTTTCATAAGTTAAAAACTTTTCTATATAAAAGAAGTTTTTGTAGGAGATGACGTCTTATTCATTTAGTTATCTAAGAGTGTTATTAGTTACAAAAAAGGCTCACAAGAGCCCTTTGCATGCAGTGACTCGTTTGTCACCGAAATACCTGCCCGTTTCCTCATAATTTTTACAAGGCTCGCAGGTGAGACGTTGAAACGTGAGTTGACCGATTCGCATACCGGGCCAGATTGGGATCGGGTGTGCTTGCCTCGCGTTCTTTAGCTCAAGGGTCAGGGTGCCCTCCCATCCTGGATCTACGAAACCGGCCATCAAATGTTCAAATCCCGCTCTCGCAAGAGAGGACTTAAGAGCAAATTGAGCCGCCGTGTCATCAGGGATCTTGAACGTTTCAAGTGTTTCGGCGAGGATGAACTCACCAGGAGCCAAGCGGAACGGTCGCTCACGGCTGTAGTCATGGATCGAGAACTCACACAGTCTTTCAGTGTCGTCTTGCTCGATCAGGATGTTCTCACCGAGACGCACATCTAAGCTCGCCGGGTTAATCAAGGTCGCGTCAAACGGATGAGCTAAACCCTGAGAACCTAATTTGAAGATTTCAAAATCGGGCAGTAACACTTACAGCGTGGGCGTGATTTCAAGCAATCTAGTCAAGCCACAAGGTTATTCATGAGATCTTTACCTTTGGCAGAAAGTTCGAGCCACCAACAGACTTTATCGAATCGTTTGTCTCGCTCGATCAAACCAGCTGAGACCAAATGCCTGACGGAGCGACTCAAAGTGCTCTCATGATCCCCAAACAAAGCAGCGTGGTTGTGAAGGTCACGCTGTTGGATTGGTTCGTTCGCTTCAGCAATGACTGAGAAGACAATCGCATGGTGGAGACTCACAGAAGGAGAATCCTTTGCAATGGCTGCCAGGAAACGCGAGAGGTTCATTGATTGAAGAGGTGAAGAGGAGCGCAATAGTTGACTGAGCCAGCCACACTGGTGAACGTGATCAAGCGTCGGTGATGCACTGACTTACATTCACTGCGCTCGTGGTTGTTAGTCACAACTTGCATCGAGCGAACAGAGAATAGAGTGACTGCTGCACCCGCGCACATAAAGAGAAATGGAGTTGTCAGTTTACTTAACTTTGTCATTGTGTTACGGAGTGAACTACAAAAGCTGAGAGTAAGTAATAAAGTAGCAATAGTTACAAAAACAGTGTCATGACACCTGCCGTCGTTTCTTTCCTCTCTCGTGTTCGCCTTGAGTCTGAGCGTCAGGGCAAGATCAAAGAACAACAAAAACAGATGAACATCACTGAAGGACGGAATGTTCTTGTCTATCGCGGTGTTCCTTACGTGCGTTACAACGCTCGCTAATCACCCATTGTTCGGGTCATTTCACTTGCTCTGATGAGTCCTTGCAGTCTCTCAAGAGCTTGAATCGTGACAGGGTTCAGTTCATAAAGGCGTTCCTGTTTGAGGCGAATGTCCTCTTTGAGTTGGATCCTGTCATTAGGACTCATTGAGTCCAGCATGAAAAGGATTGCTTCCGTGTAGATGTGATCGGTTGTCATCATTAGTATTCAATGCAGGGTGTAAGCACTTCAGGCAGAACATAAATTCCGCGTGGCAAAGTTAGTTCATCTGAAGAATTGATCATCCTCCTTTTGTAGTCTTGAATTAGATACCAATCACCTTTAACCTGCTGTAAATAACAGCCGTCACTAAACTCACAGAGCAGTGCATTTAAGCGTGATTTAGTGGTGTTGGTTCTCCATCCACAGTGAGAAAATGTGATCTTGTCGTCAAACAACGTGAAGATCAGATTGTCGTGGAGATAGACATTGACGCGAGACTCAATCCCAGGAAAATCAATAACCTCAACCCTCGTGTTCTGAAGTTTGAAGTCTTGTTTGTCCTTGACTGCATCTAGCATTTGTTGCTCGATCTTTCGCATGGCGTGATTCGTGGCGTGCGACGTAGTAGTAAGCAGAAGGATTTAGTTTTTGAAGCTCCCTGATGCGTTTGGCAGCTTCTGCATGGCTCTCAACATCCTCAACCCATACAGCCTTGCGGTTGTTTGCATCTTTCATGTGGATGTAAACCATTGGTCAGTTACTTTTGCTGGAAAGTTTCATCAATAGGCAAAATGTT